TGGAAACTCAACAGTGCAAGAACAAATTAAAACAGGTATGGGTACTGTTTTGCTTGCTACTGGTTTGCAAATGAACTTGTTAAAAGAAGAACATGTAATGTCAATCGACATTAATGCTTTAAAAAATAAAGACGAAAATTCGTTAGAAGATGAAAATTTTACAGCAGATATTGGAAATACTACAAGAAGTGAAAATGGAGCGTTTACATCTTTTATTAAAATAATAGGGATAAATTCAAAAGAAAATAAATTTGGTCAAACTCAAGAAGAAGCTAGCCCTGAAGTATTAGAAATAGCTGATATTGTTAAAAAAAGCCAAAGTATGTTAGCAAAGTTGTTTGATGTAACAAAAGAAATAGAGCCTTTAATAGGAATGGTTCCACAATTAAAAGACATTGCAAAAGTTATGAAAAATAGCTTTGGTATAAAAATATCTAGTAAAACTTTAGAAATTATGTTGAAGCATTCACAACGTCCACATAAATTTAAAGACGTTATTAAGCGTATAAATATGTTTTCTGACATAGAATTATTTAGATTATTTGGCGGAATAGAAAATGTAGAAAATCAACAAATAAATTTACAAAAAGCGAGTAGATCTCAAAACGCAGATATAAAAAAATTTATAAAAGATATGAAACTGTTTCAAGAAAAAGTAGCCCAAAACCCTACTAGTCCTGGGTTAGAAACAGAGTTTTACTTTTTACACGAGCAGTGGAAAACAGGTCGTATTGGAATGACTTCTGGCGCTGTAAATATTCAACAAAGCAAGCTTGCTAAACATATGGTAGGAATGTCTGCGCATAGTGTAGAAATACCATTAGAAGGTAATAACCATCCATTCTTAATAAACTTTAAAAGAGTGGTTGCTGAAGGCTTAAAAATAGATATTGTACAGAAAGATACTGTTATTATTGCTGAACTTGAAAAAAAGTTAGAAGAAAAAGAATTTGCAGACGCAATAGCAATACTTAAAAAACAACATAAGCCAAATGCTGAAGCGTTAACAACAGAAGAAAAAATAATACTTACGGTTGCAACTAAAAAAGGAAAGATGCGAATGCAGTCTTTCGAAGCATTAGATTCTTACGCTGCTTATCTTGTTGCTAAAGAAAATCCTAAAAAAACAAGCTTTACTACAGAATTAACTACAGAAGTTGATGGAATTAACAATGGAGTAATAATTGCTGCTTTACAGTTAATGCTTGCTGGCAGTACGGAATTAGCTAATGATGTTTTAATTATGCTTGAAAAAGGTGGGTTATTTACACATAGTAAATACGACACATATACAGACTATAAAAATGAGCCAGGCAAGAACGATGTTTATCAAACATTGGCTATAGCTTGGAGCAAGTATATGAATGATATGAATAATAATGAAATTATAACAAGCGAAAAATATAGTGCGTTAAAAGCAATTATTGGAGATATCACAAAAGAAGGTAATTTGGAATCAACAGACACAGGGCGAACATTGGCTAAAGGGCCGGTTATGACTTTTGTTTACGGGGCATCAATTAACACCATTATTGAAAATTTACAAGAAACCGTAAAAGATAGTATCTATAAAAAAATTGATGAAGCTTTAATTATAAAAGATGATGTAGAAAAAGCTGCAACATTAAATGAAATAAAAGAACATTTAAATAAAATTACGGCCGGCACTAAAATAGAGTTAACTGTTAAAAATGCTCAAACTTTTGAATTTAGTAAAGGCGAAATAAATGCAATCAATATAGCAGTTAATGATATTTACGGTATGCCGCTTGAAATAGCTATTAATCATACTTTTGAAAAAATAAATTATGTTACAGAGATAATTAAAGATGGAACTGAGCATGTGTTTAATATGTTCCAAGCTGTTTTTGAATTAGAGCTGGCTGCTAAAGAAAAAGATCTTGGCGGGCCTTTATCTATAGAACAACAAGAAGAGTTATTAGCAGAGTTAGCAGAACATGCCCCGATATTTAGAAATGCAACAGCATTTGATGATACAGATCTAAATGTAGGTAATACATATTCTATGAAGACTAAAACAAAAATAGATAATAGAAAACCTAAAAGTAAACTTGTAGTTTCAGGTAAAAATCAAAAAGGTATTAATAATACTAAAAACGAGTCTATGGGAATTTCAGCTGCTAAATCTCTTTCTACTATTCTTAAAGTGCGTGATTACATATCAGGTAATGGGCACACAACAGTTAAGTATGTGCAAGGTATAGATACAGCAACAATGTTAGAAACATTAAATACAAACGATGTTATTAATATTCATGATGCAATTGTTGTTGGATTAGATCAAAGATTAACAGCCACAAAGATTATGAACGATAACTTTATTAAAATGAACGAAGAAAACAGTTTATTAAGCGATGTAGTTATTACTTTTGAAAGAACCAAAGCCGCTTATAACTCATACTATAATAAAGTTGTACAAGAATACGGAATAGACAGTGACGAAGCTATAAAATTAAAAGACTCTCTTACTCCTAAAAACAGAAAAGGTGAGTCTAGAAGAAATAGAGACGGAACACCAAAAAAAGTTGTAAGAATAGAAACAATAACTGGAAGATTAAAAAAAGCTTCTAAGATACAAAAAAAGAATTTAACTGAATTTATTGAGCTTGTGAAGCTTAATGGCCGTAGTATGCAATATAACAACGGTACAAATAATTTATCTCAAGAAGAAACAACGCAAGGTGAACTAGATTTAGCTAATTTAACTGAGAAAGAAGAAGACAAACTTATAAAAGAGTATGTTCAAGAAGTTAATAACAATGCCATAAACAACGCAGAAAACAGCTTGTTACTTGAATTTCTTCATCTTGGAGGGGAAATAGATTACACAACAGGAGAATTTATTATACCTTCAGATCAAGGATCTAGAGCATTTGAATTTTATCATCGCAAATCTAAACACCATAGAGGAAAATTAGTTAATGCTTTAAATAGAGTATTGAAAGCGCATAGCACAGAGTCTGGTTTAGGATCAGAAGCAAATACACCTAAAAACTTTAAACCAGATACAGATAAGATATTTGAAATAAATAAAGCAGCAGATTCTTCAGCAACAACACTAGGAATTTATGATTTATTGGGTCAGCAGGATAACCAAGGAAACAGCCCAGAAAATAGCGAACATTCAACATATATGCGTGGATTGTTAGAACGCTTAAGTGTTTCTTTTACTGACAAAGTAAAAGTGCTTATTTCTGTAGAAAATAGTAAAAAAGATTCTAAATCTTGGGGTCGAGCAGGGTTTGAACGCATTTCTGATGAAAGCACAGGAGAAAATAAAGAAATACTTGTATCTGTTGGATCTGGTGCTCAAGTAAATGGCATACAAATGTCAAGCCAAGAAGTTTACACACATGAGATGATTCATATTTTAACTAAAGCTGCAGTTGACGGAGACAATCAAGCAAAAAGAAAATTAGAGTCTCTTTACGAATGGGTAAGAAACGAGTCTGGACTGGATTGGAAAGCTTTTCTTAATGATCCTGCTGATGCAAGCAACCCTACAGAAAGAGCTGCTGCAGAAGCTAGATATAATTACATTTTTAATAATGTTAGACCTAGCGTAGAATCTATAACAAATCCTTACACTAAAAAAACAGAGCAAGTTGAATCTGGAAATCATTTACATGAATTTATTGCTCTTGGATTGTCTAACCAAAACTTTCGCAAAGCATTATCTACATTACAAGCTCCAAAAGAAAGCTTGGGATTAGAAGGCAATAACCTTTTAGAAAAAGTTTTTAACTTCTTTAAATCTATCTTAAGTATATTAGATGAGCGCCATTTAAGAATACCAAGTGGCACAGTAGATAAACAACTTCAAGTAATAGCACAAGAACTGGCTAACTTAGATAGTAAGAATAAAGAAACTCTTGGGGCAGTAGGTAAAGCTATTAACGCTTTTGATAACCTGCTTGCTAACACTGTTGTAAACTTTGTTATATCGCCGCTTAAAAGTTACTCTTCGTCAGAATCAATTAGAAAAAGCAAATCTGCTGTAGTTCGTGGAGCAGGTGGATTTGTTTACACAGTTACATCTGGAGAATTTTTTAGATATAGTAAATTAATTAAACAAGTTCGCAGAAGAACGGACAAAACAGCTAGAGGTTTTTGGGATAGCTTATTTAGAGAATTTATAGGGGTAACTGCTGATACTCGTGTGTGGCACGAAATGTTAGCTTTATCAAACAAGCTAATGGATCAAAACCACAAAGCTGTAGACGAAGAAGTTAGAAAAATTGTTTTAAATAGTTTTCTTGAATTTGAAGGTAAAGAAGGACAAGCTTTTAAAGAAGCTATCACTAAAGGATTTCTTTCTACAGACTTTACTGTATTAGACGGTGAGTATTCTACAGACGACTTAGTAAAGCTTTTAAAAGATCCCAAATTTTTAGAAAAATTAATTAAAGCTAAAGAAACAGAGTTAAAACAAAACAGTAAGAACAATGCTTTTTACAGATATTACACTAGAGCTTCAGACAGTTTAGCTCAGTACATGATTACAGGACAAGCTAAGTACGAAAACCCAGCATTAAATATACACAACATGGCTAGACTTTTTGGCACAAGCTATCAAAATAAAATTAATGAAGAACAAGCTGTAAAAGTAGAAAACATCCTTGACGTTATTACGACATTAAAAGCAATTCAAAAAACAGATTTTGATACTACAAGAACAGACTTAGCTACAGTAATGCAAAAAGAAAATGATCGAGCTGCAGACCCGGATCTTGAAAAAAGAGCGCCAGGAGGCATAAATTTCTTAACACAATTGATTAAGCAAAACAAAGTTGATTCTGCAGAAACATTGTTTAAAGACACACCTGCGTTAATGGTTAAAGGTTACACAAGAGAAATTTACAATCCAAATGTAAAATATATTATAGCTCCTATGTCAGATAAAAGTATTCTTACAAAAGACGGTTACGTGCTTGTAAGTAACGAAAAACATAGTTTAGTAACTGATAAAGATCATCAATTAACTGATAAAAAAGATATGTACATGTGGGTAAATAGAAATGCACTAGCTACAGCCCATCAGAGCGGCATCAGTGCCTTAAACCAAGAAACAGCTGCGGGTACAGACATTTTGAAAATAAACCAACAGCAGGGTGTTAAAGACGTAGATGCAGGGTATATTGCAGGGTTAGATATTGATAATTTAAAAAAATTAAAAACAAAAAAAGCAGATGCTTTATTTGCAGTGAATCCACCGGCAGCTGTCTCAGGCAACTCTATGGTTCCAATAAGCAATGTTAATGGAGAAATAGTTAGCTATCGTTACACAATGTTAGAAGAAACTAAGAAAGAAATATTAGAAAAAGACTATTCTTTTGAAAACATTGTTGGAAAAATGTCAGCAAATATAGATGACAAAGTAAACGCAAGAACTATTAATAAAAAAGTAGTTAAAGAATTGTTTGATGAGTACAATCGTGATTTTGACACGGCTGACGAAAAAGAGTTTGTAACAATAAGCGCTACTAGTCGTGATCCACAATTAAGAGAAATATGGAGAATGATGCCAACTCCTATGAAAAATAATGTTAAAGAAATTTGGGGTAAAAATGAAATAGTAATAAGAGATAATATTGTTGAGTTAGTGTTTGGTAGAAGAAAGTTTAGTATAGCTGACGCTGCTTCACAAAAAAAAGCTGTTGATAAAACAGAACAACATCTTGGAGCGTTGGTTGCTGCTATAGTTGGAAGCAAAAATGTAAAAGTAAGTGAGCAAATATGGCAAGAAATAATTACAACAGTAAAAGACATTATTGTTGTAAAAACCGGCATTGTGCTTGCTGGAAATGTTATTAGTAATGTAGCAATCTTATTAGTTGCAGGTGTGCCTATTAGCGACATCATTAAAAATCACGCTATTGGTATAAAAGAATCACGCTTATTCTTAAAAGACACTCAAATTAGTAGAAAACACAAAATAGCAATACAAGGGTTAGAAAGTTCTAAAGATTCTTTTGTAAATAAAAACAATGTTATTAACCAAAAGATAATAAATAACAAAATTAAAAAAATAAAAGCTGACAAACTTATTGTAGACACTAGGTTAGCAAACAGCCCTGTTGCTGAATTAAATGCTGCAGGTGTTTATCAAACAATTGTTGAAGATATTGAGCAAGAAACAAATAAGTATTCATATAAATCTAAGATACAAGACTGGGCAGAACCAGCTGTGTCAATGGTTCCTAGCACAATAAGAAACGGTGCAAAACATTTGTATATGGGGCATGATACCCCAATATACAAATTTATGAGAGATGGAACTCAAGTAAGCGATTTTATTGCTAGATACACATTGCATCAACATAATATAAATAATAACGGAATGAATTCTAGAGATTCTATCCAACAAATTATTAACATCTTTATTAACTATGATTTACCAACACATAAATATGTTCAGTATGCTAATGACATGGGATTAATTATGTTTACTAAGTTTGCTTTCAGAATACAAAGAGTTATTGTTGAAACAGCTAAAGGAAGCCCTTCAAGAGCAGTAGCTTTAGCAGTTATGCAAAATTTAGCTGGTGATATATCTGATATTATGGATACAAACATGGCTACTGGCCCTGTATTAGAAAGGTTTAACTTTAATCCTTGGAGTCTAATAACAGGGGCAGCCGGAGATGTTGGAACAATTAGAGTATTGGGTATTACTGCCTAGGCATTATTACAATTTTATAGCCTACATAGAAACATAAAAGTATAGCTACTCCTATAGCTATAAAAGTACCTATTAAAAAGCCAGCATAAAGTATTGCAACAAGAACAAGTGTGTAAAACATTGCCTTTACAATTTTAAATAAACTTTCCATTTAACTAGATTTACTAAATAAGCTTTGGTTGTCAGAAGGTTCTTCAGTAACTTTTTCTGCTTCTGAAACTATACTTTCTACAAAAGGCAGCTCAAGTTGGTTTACGTCAGAAAGATTTACTGAATCTGCTTTAACTGTTTTTGATCGGCGTGTTTTTTTAGGAATATCTTCAGGGTTCATAATACTTATAACAGCTGTATTGCCATTACTACCACGACCTGCGGTAAAAGTTACCTCTACGTGTTTGCCAGCAAGGTTAATTCCTTGATGGGCTACGTATTCTTCCAGAGCTTTGTTTATCTCTGTATTTTTCAATGTAATATCCATTGTATTTCCTTGTTAAGATTTGAATGTTTGGCTTGCATAATGCGCAACCATTAAAGCATCGCTTTTGCCATCTTGTAAGCCGCCTTTTGAACCTCTAATAGAGGCATCAGGATAAAGACGATCACATATACTAGCTACCTCGTTTTTAATAGCTTTGCCTTTGGTTTTTACACCTACAAACTTTTGCCATACTTTAGGAGTTACTAAACCTACAGATAATCCCACTACTTGTGGAATTACATTTACTCTTTCGACATTACGTCCAAAGCTAAAATTAGATTTAGCTGACATTCCAAATAAAGTATGAACATCTTCTATCATAACTACAGGAATATTAAACTTATTTTTAGCAGCAGTTAGCCATTCAGCGATA